AAAGCCATTCGTTGTAAAACTTAAGCTTCACGAGGTCTAGGGTTTGATTGATGTCGATTAGATTGTTCATAAAATTACTTATCAGGTGATTTTATGATGATTATTTTTTTCTGAAATCTTTTGGGCGTTTTGCAGTGGGGCTAACTTTATTAACGGTTTCTAGTTCGTGCGAATGCTTGTTAGTTTTTTGACTAGACTTTTGACCCATAACCTTTTCAGCATGTTTGCGTATTGCAGCACCCTCATCTGTGTAATCTACCATAGTAAAATTACTACCAATTTCATTTTCGGGCTCCATATCGCCGTTCGGTGCGGCAGCAAGAGCAACACCAAATCTATAAGCAAGATAAGGATTGTTATTGTTGTCTAGTCCAGGATTGATAGTCATGCCGGGGATAGCGTGCTTAGCACTCTTGCGAAGTTTGCTTGACTCGTTTATGAATTCACTGGCTCTCATTTCTTGTAGCCTTTAAATGGTGGCAAAGTACATTTTGTGCCAGTATCAGTTGGTTCTTCACTTTTTTCGGTAGTGAGCAGTTTAGCATCGCTAGGCACCAGTCCTACTTCACGCAATGCGTCATCAAGATACTTTTCAAGCGGATCTTTACCTGCATATGACACTATAATTAGATTCTCACCCCATGGAGTTTCTTTTTCAAACTCAGGAACATGGTCTTCTTTACGCTGTTCAGCACCTTTAGCACCTGCTAATGCAACACCAAATCTATATTGTGTATAGAAATCGTTATTCTTTAACTTGTCAACTGCCCAAGCAGCAGGGAGTGTGCGCTCTACTGCGGGTTGTATTGAACCGGTCTGTTCGGTAATGAATTCTTTTGCTCTCATTAGAATGGTTGCTCTGTTGCTAAGTTTAGATCGTTTTCTGTAGACATGACAGAATCAACATACCCGTCAAGCCCCATTAATAGTCCGGGAACATCTGCACCGATCCAAATGACCTGAGAGCCAATGAAGTGAAAGATTGTAGCGTCTACTAGTGGATTCGCCAATAGTTGTACGTTTCCGCCAACTACTTGCATACTGTAAGTTGTTAACGCATTACCGAACACAGAAGTACCCACTGCGCTAAACTTGGCATCAGTCAAATCTTGATTAATCTGTGCGTTAAGCTGCATTGATTGGCTACTATTTCCTTCGGCGTCAGCGGCATACATGTAAAGCTGACCCATAGTAAATGTGGCTGCATCTGTTTCAAAAATAAGCTGTCCGGGCTCGTTTCCTACAGTGTAGGAACTGCTTTTATTGATCGATGTGGGAAATAGATTAGAAAAGTTATTATTAATCTTGGCAAACGCTACACGTAACGGATCGCCCTCGCCATCGTTAGGTAGTGTACCAATGTTAATAATTTCTTGAGTTGCCATAGTAATCTTCCGTTATTATCTAGTATTTATCATACTAGACACCAGATTACTTTTTGGTGGCGTCTTCGAAAATCTTCTTTTGCTTACTATACCACTCTTGCCAACCTTCTACTTTGCGTTCGCATTCGTGATATAAAATATAATTACTAACCACTACCTTAGTAAACTCACTGAGAGTCATGCCTTCAGTTGCCTCTTGCAACTTAGCGCACTTTTCTTGTAAGGTAGCAGGGGCTTCGGGAAACTTTGCAGTTACTGGCTTAGCTGTGATGCTGCAACCGGCTAGTAGCAGTAGAGGAAGAGCTATTAATTTCTTCATTTTGGCTCTCCTTCTAACTTACTTAAGTCCATCGTTGCTGCTGCATTGTGTGCATCAATGACTTCTTTAGGAAGTTCACACTTATTGTCATACTTAACAATTTCTCTATCAACATATTCTGTGATAGTTTTGCCTTTCAAACGAATAACTTCTGTATCCTTGACAATCTTTTCAACGATTTCAATATTAGTTTGTGCTGATTTCGCCTCTGCTTCTGCTAGTTTCTTTTCAAGCTTAGCTACAGCTAAGTCAGTACTTTCTTTGTATGCTAGAGCGCCCTGTAAGTAGACACCTGATACTAACAACACTACTGATACTAAAATAATAGGTAGGTTATATTGATTGATAAATGGAATCTTTTTGATGAACAATGATGCTAGGAGCCCCAACACACCCACTACTATGAATGCTATAGTAAGCCAAGCTGGCATGAATGAGATAAGCCAATAAATGTTCATGCTGTTATTTATCAAAGAACTTGCAAACTGTGTCTGCAACGGCTTCTATTTCACTATCTACAAGCTCAGGATAGATCGGCAAACTCAATACGCCTCTAGACAACGCTACACTAGTGCTTATAATATCTGGTTTCTTGATGATATCCTTAGCTATAGGCAACTCACTAAGAGCATATGGATAATGAATTCGTGACTCAATTTTGTTATCATGCAAATACTGATCTAATTCGTTTCTATCTGAGGTATAGATTACAAACTTTTGGTCAGCGTGAACATCAAATGGCTTACTTAAACATTTGATGGGCAAATCCACGAACCTAGACAAATAATAGTTTCTGATTGCTTCCCGTCTTCTCTGCCATTGATGAATGTACTTTGCCCTAACTAAAACATGGCTACATTCTAATTCGCTCATTTTGCTATTGGTGCCTGGATAATAATGATCCGGCTTTGCGTTATTCTTCATCATATTTACATATTCGGACAAAGATGGATCGTTGGTTATTACTGCGCCGCCGTTGCCACTTGATGGGAGATTTTTAGTAGGGTCAAAGCTAATAGCCATTCCATCCCCAATCTGGTCTTTTTTCGCAGCTAGCCAATGCTGGGCCCCGTCAACAATCGTGTTACTATAAAAGCTACGATTAGTAGGAGCACCGTATAGTCCTACAAAACATGTATATTTGTTGAATCCGTCTTCATAGTCATCATCGAACTTAATCAGCCCATTGCTATCAGTGTCGATAAGTTCTACATCCCATCCCATGCTATAGAATGCGTTCAATGTTGCAGGGTAGGTTAAATTAGGAATACGTATTACAGGCGGTTCTTCGTCACCGGCAAGAAAAGCAAGATCATAGTGATATCCTGCAATAAACTCTAATGCATGGGTTCCACTATGCGTGACTGTAGCATACTTACAGCCCGTGTAATCACACAGCCAAGATTCTAATGCAGCGGTAAACGGTCCATTGATAAGAGTACCGTTCCTAAGAGATTCGTGGGTCGCTTCAAGCAACTCCTCTTGTAGGTTATCGTATTGTCTTGCCAGACCAAAATGAGGAATTAGAAAGCCACTCATAGTAAATCTTAAATCCTTCTTCTATGTCAACCTTGGGGTTAAATCCAAAGTCTCGTCTAGCAGCACCGATGTTTAATGCTCCCCTACTTGGAAAATCCAAGTCTCTGTGTCTAACATTGATATAGCCGCGCCCAGCAAGGTTTACGATAAGTTCGGCTGCTTCAAGTAGTGTTCTACCGTGACTCTTTGTTATGTTATACGTCTTGTTATGTGTGTTGTCACTTAACGTTGCTGCAACGATTCCGTCTGCGGCGTCATCGACGTAGGTGAAATCCAGGGCTTCTTCGGGGCCATTAACGCAGAGAGTTCCGCCTTGCATTGCGGCGAGCATAAACTTGGAAATGACTCTATCTTCAACATCAAGTGGACCATAAACAGCACTAGGGCGGATAATAACATGAGTGAAATCATTTTTACGAGAGTAATCTTTGACAAGCCATTCTCCTGCAAGTTTCATAATGCCATATTGACCTTGCGGGTTACATACAGCATCTTCGGTAACATCATGATTGAAGTCACCATATACCATACTACTACTTATGTAAACAAACTTACTAACGCCATGCTTCTTGGAAGCTTCGCAGAGATTCAACAACCCTTCCATCATGGTTCTAGCACCGAGTGCTGGATCGCTGTTGACTACTTTCTGTCTAGGAAAGCTTGCTAGATGAATTACAATCTCTGGTTTAAATTTTTCAAAAATATGCTCTATCGCACCGCGATTTGCAATGTTGTGCCACTGACACACTGAATAGATTTTCTTACTGCGCTCTCCAATAAGGTAATCTATTTCGTCCTGAGGGATAATGCCATAGTTGGTCATGTTGTCAACGATTAGAACCTCATGATCTAAGTCTTCTAGTCTGCTTACAACATTGTGACCAATGAGGCCCATTCCCCCAGTGACAAGTATTCTCATGGATTGTGCTTCAAATAGTTTTCTGCAACTAGAATCATACCCCTAGCATACTCAGCATTTGCTGGCATGGGAATATGCGTTCCTGCTTCGTAATTCATGGCATTTTGAATCAACGGTGCAATGTCATTATCAAAGATTTGCGCCATTGTGTTGAATAGTTCCTGTGCTTCACGCTCGGTCATTCCTGACATAAGCGTGTACATACGATCATCTTCACTGATTCGCAAGCCATAATCATGACGGAAGGTCATGCACATGTTATTGATGATTTGTTCTCTATTCATATTTCAACTTCCAATAAGTGTAGTTTTCGGGACTAAGGTAACCTCTAATCAGGTATCTAACTCCCCATGATGCTACATCAGTTGCCTGATGCCAACTAGGGGTAGGATCAGAATGCTTCATCATCCATTGTCCGGCTTCTGATTGCTGCCATTCAAAGATAGGTTCTGCTGCATAGATATCAGGATCTTCTACATCACTGACAGTAAACTCATATGCGTTTACAACGATTGGTTTTGTCATGCTAGATTATCACACCAATCAAACACAATATGAATTCTATCTTCATTTCCTGCATTCATAGCACAATGATGATCCTTTACTTTTACTAGATAAGCATTTCCTACTGGAAGATGCCACAATTTACCATGAACAATCATGAATGCATTTTCGTTCGTGATTAATGGAATATGCAATCTCCATGCATCCGGATCATGATGGAACGAATAGTTAGTACGAGGACCTAAAATTAGCATTCGGACTCTACCATATTCCTTAACACCAAAATCAGTTGCAACTTTTTGTAACAACTCTGTTCCCGGAACCCAATTTTTAAAACTCATCAATAGTTCTAAGTTTAGGGGGCGGCCACTATCACGCAATTCACCTGTTCCGTCCCAATCATCTGGTCTGCGTAATGGAATCTGTTCTCGGTCTGAAATTTGTTTAGTGATATAATCCTTTAATGATTCAACCAATGATTCTACATCCACAGGTCCTAGTATCCGTACCGGGCCCGTTTCTTGTGGATGTAGAATCATTTCGTCTCTAGTCATACTGCCATTTCTGCTTTGATCGTGCCGTGACTCTTGTAATCATTTAACACTATATCAGCCATTGTGAATTTGTCAATATCTTTTATGTCCGCATTCAACTTTAATGTTGGCAATGGATATTCGTCGCGGGAAAGTTGTTCTTTGACCTGCTCAACATGGTTGGTATAGATATGAGTGTCACCAGTTGAAATTATAAGCTCACCTACATCAAGATCGCAAACCTGAGCAATCATGTGAGTAAGCAATGCGTAACTAGCGATGTTGAATGGTAGGCCCAAAAATACATCAACACTACGCTGGTACATATGGCAGCTAAGCTTGCCGTTATTTACATAAAACTGTGCAAGAACGTGACAAGGAGGCAATGCCATCTGATCAAGTTCAGCTACGTTCCATGCAGTAAGAATGTGTCTACGTCCATTTGGATCATTCTTGATTCCGTCGATCAAGTTAGCCAACTGATCAACTTCGGTCTTATCAGCCGCGACACGATCACCGCCCAAGTGTGCCTTACCAAAAGTCATTTGTTCGTTATACTTGTTCCAGTGTCTCCACTGTACACCGTATACTCGACCTAAATCTCTATCGTACTTTGCTTTCGGAGTCCAGTAATCTGCGGTTGCATTACCGGTCCAAATCGTTGTCTTGTCTTCGCTGCGTGTATTGTATAGAATTTCAGCAAGTCTACGCTCATCGCCAGTACCCTCGATGAACCAAAGCAACTCACTAACAACTGACTTCCACGCTAATTTCTTAGTAGTGATAGCAGGGAAACCTTCTTGGAGATTGAATCTAAGTTGTCGGGCAAACACACTGATTGTTCCTACACCGGTACGGTCTTCCTTACGTTCACCATTCTGCAAAATATCTTCTAATAGGTCGTGGTATTGTTTCATGTAATTCTCTTTATATTATCTAATATGGTACAAATAAGTTGCATTCATAAGTTTCCAAGTATGGTGCATTTGGCCCAGGCGTATGAAAGCAAACGGAACAGCAATAAACGTGAAGAATGTTACCCAACCTGATGTTAATATCCATAGTATGACGGGGGCAACGAAAGGAAACAGAATGAGTAGCGTAGAAAGAATGAAATTAATAAATCTAATTTCCTTCGCTTTCCTCACCTCTTCTGCTGTAGGAGGCTCAGGGGGAATATACTCAACAGGTTCATGATACGCTGGAGCACTATAACCACCATAATATGTCTGGGGAGGAAACATGTCAACTGGGGTCTGGTATTTGGGCTGGCGCATAGCATCAGCTTGAGCCTTCATGGCTGCGGTGATAGCTTTAGTTTGCTGGCAAACATTACAGGTAAACATAGAAAATCCGCCTTCATAGACGGTACCGCACGTATAACAAGTTCGCTTCGTCATTTTCTTTTCCAAACCTCATACCTATGATCAGGGAACACCTCGCTCCATGTTCTAGTAAAGTTAGCTTCTATGTATAGCAAATCTATGAAGGTGTCGCAAGTATAATGGTCATATACTTTGGTAAGATGTACTTCGTTGATCTTTTGCCAATTAGTTTCGACTAGCTTTGCACCACCGATCATCCAAATATCTAGATCATCGGGTATGTTAAAATTCATGTCATGAACATGTATCAAATTATGATACTTTTCTTCTAGTGGTCTAGAAGAAACGACAAAGTTTAATCGACCAGGTAATGGTTTCTTTGGTAGGCTATCCCAAGTGTTGCGTCCCATAACAACAGTGCTGCCTTCTGTTAAACGCTTAAATCTTGGCAAATCGCCCTGGATATTACTCCAGGGCAATCTGTTTTGATAGCCTATTCCCCCTTCGGGGTCACATGCTATTATTAGTTTCATAGTCCGTTCAATAATCTATCTGTTTCGGGTTGTACTACTTCTGCTATACTCTGTACGTTTAAAACAAATTCGATACCAATAACTTCATCATCAAATTCAATTATTTTTCTACTGATAATATCTTCGATGTGTTCTGGGTCAAGTCCTTGATCCAATAATCGTTCAATATTAATAGTTTTTTGTCGTTTTCCTATTAGTTTCAAAACAATCTTTTTAATAAACTCTACTGGTACTTGCTGCTTGTCAACGTCTTGTAATAAGTTTTCCCACTTTTGGATAAACTCTGGTGACATTCATTTATCCTCAAGTATTATGCGGTAACAACCTTCTTTGGTCGACCTCTAGACTTCTTTCCAGGAACTGTTACTGCTGATACTGCCGGGGCAGTAGGAGCTAGTGTTTCAGCTTCCTTAAGCATTCGTTCTGATTCAGCGAGAAGACCCTTTGCTTCTGCTGCCATACGCAATGCCTGCTGGCGAAGGTTGTTAGCAATCGCAGCATCGCCTAGTGCATCTCCTGAACTCTGAATGTTTCCTGGGATAGTTTCAGGGGTATATGCATCCTTGTCGCCACGCATACGCTTAGCTACCTGCATAGGATCCTGCATACCCATCTGCTTGTCCATTTCGGCAAGCTTCTTGACTGCTTCCTCACCCATCTTCATTTCATCAAGAATCTTGTTAAGTTCATTCAACTTGATCTGTGTGCCGGGCTGAGGGGTCATAACAATAAGTTCTGTCTGAACCTTCTTCAACATTCCTTCGGCGTGAAGCTTCTGTAGAATGATCTGACCATCAGTGGTGTAAGTGCGATTTAGAGCGAGAGCCAGGTCTTCGCTCGACTGACCGATATCGCTTTCGATGCACTGAATTAGTGGATCATGGATATTGCGGTTAAGAATTTCTGTATAGACAACAAGTGCCATATGTGGTTCACCGGGAACTTCACGGAACACTACCGCTACTTTTCGATCACCGTGCTTACCAACATGTCTCATAAAAGCCATTTGCTTTTCTCCTTAAGGTTTTTAGCACAAGTATTTAATAGGAGAATAGCTATGGAAATTTTATTTCCAGCGCAATGTGAAGAATGTAGCGTGTTTTGGGTCAGTAAATGTCACATCCATGAACCAGCCAGCACCAAATTGACGCCATTTTGCCACCCAACCAGTGCCTACAAAATCATATCCCTTAACTATATCTTCTTTGTAGAGAAAGGACCCGACGTTTTCCACTAACCAATCAATAACATCTTGACGGTGATTAACTATGCCGGCACCAATTCGTATTCGTACAGTAGTCATGACCAACGTAGAAGAAACCAAGCAACTTCGCCTTCATCTTTGAAAACGATATGATATGGATAGGAGTGTAATACGCCGCACGAGTTTTCAAAACACCATTTGGCAATAGGCTCAACGTGATGGGTTCTCAAACCCGTTGGGGTAAACTGTCCGCGGCCATGGTCCATTGCATACTCTAACACAAGTGGATCGGCTGTAGTTCTAAAGACAAGTTTAGGTTCAGGATAATTCATGACCAACGTAGTATGAAAAGCATCAAATTCTTTTCGTCACTGAACCAAAACATATAGTCAGGTTCATAATTATATTCCCATGCAGTCTGCATGTTATTCTGATTGAATCCACGAGGACCAAAAGTAGCATGACACCACTTTACCATTTCTTCCAACTCTGCATATGAGTACATTATTGGATTAGCATAGTAATGTGTCTGGTGAAAGATTTTACTTTCTAACTGAAAAGTGGTTATGCGCTTGGATCCTTTAGGGTCTTCCCACCATTCATCTATGATAGTGTTGCTGGCATTAACCCCATGTAAGCTCATAGAACACTGCTTCCTTAGGATCCTCAAACGCAGGACATACGTCAATAAAACCCGTCAATGACATAGATGCTGCAAATCTTCCGTGAAGTTTTTCTAGGATCCATTCTTTGGCCTCAGGCGAAATCGGCGCCGTAGTTTTTACGAAGTGATCGGGAGCAACTGGCAGTTCTCGGTCAACAAACCAAGTGTCTAGGTTAATATCGTCAATTGTTTTCATTTTTCACCAACGTATATATCATTTCAAGCTTGTCTAGCTGCTCTTTTAGTGCAGGAACAGTCTTGGACAGTAGTATCATATCTAATATTCTATCTCGGGTCTTTAGTGCTTGCTGCATTTCAAGAACCGCATTATCTGACCGAATTAATGTACGATGGGACGAACCATGCTCTCTGGCATAGATCGTCTTTCCACCGTCGGGCGACTCATATATAGTCGCCCCTACACTTGCTAACGTCTTACTTTCTGTGGTCATCGTAAATCGCATACGTACCGAAGGGCGGGTTCGGATTGGGGTCACCGTGAATGATCCAAGTCGTATCACAGTAATCAGCATCACCCCACGAGCCGAAAGGATAACCGTCAGTAAAGACGATCAAACGATTAGGCACACGACCAGCTTCCTTGAGGTCATCAAAGATGCAGTCGAAGTCAGTACCGCCGCCGCCATGCAGTTCGTACTCCTCGATGTTTTCCATGTTCTCGCTAGAGAACTCCTGCGTGTTGTAGCAACGAGTGTCAAAGCACGTAACACGAAGGTTGTAACCATCGAACGCTTCCATCATACCAGCAACTTCACTAAGGAACTGCATACCCTGCTTGTTGCTAATAGAACCCGACATGTCGATATAGATATCAACATCGATTTCTTCACCCGGATTCATGCCGGGCATGATAGCATCCATGTGCCAAGAACGACGAGAAGGACGCATCCAAGTGTAATCGCTCTTAATAGCAGAAGTCAGATTAGTCTGGATCAATTCACGCCAGGGCATGATAGGATCCGTAAGCTGCTTGATGATACGTTCAACACCAGCCGGAAGCGAACCAGCTTCTGCCTGCTGTGCAGCATTGATAACTGCCTGCTTCATCTCCTGACGGATTTCTTCCTTTTCAGCTTCGGTAAGCTGCGGACGACCCTTGCCCTTACGACCTTGACCATCCTTGTCGCCGTCGCCGTCACTATCATCACCTTCACCGTCAATGTGATCGTCAAGCATCTTGTCAATAAGATCGTCAATATTGATATACTTGACGTTCTTCATGAGGTCTTCGTAGATTTCTTCCGATGCCCAACCTTCATACTTCTTGTCATACAGACAGTCAACAGTGGTGATCATTTCACCAACCTTGTGACGCTTGAGGTCAGCGTTAACGGCGTAGTCGTTAGCGATGTTCCACATTTCAGGGTCACGATTGTCACGACGACCAAGGTGATCGTAAACAACGTGAAGAACTTCGTGACCGACTAGGAATTCAACTTCCTTGACACGAAGCATCATGACGAAACGGCTATTGTAATAGAAATTACGACCGTCAGTAGCAGCGGTAGTCAACCATTCGTCAGCGTTGACAAGCTTGAGGCGGGTGGCAAGATTGCCAAAGAACGCTTGCTTGAGCAATAGACCGATACGTGCAGTAACGAGACGTTCACGAGCCTGAGCATCGATCTTAGGATCGGTCGGCCCAACGAGATTTTCAAACTTCTTACTGCGGCTGCGCTTAGACTTACGCTTTTCAGCAGTGGTAATACCGGTCATAAAAACTCCTATGCTTGATTATGTTTTGACTATAACGGAAAAAGTCTCCGCTGTCAAGCCTCAAATGAACGTAGTTGCGATTAAAATGTCATTTGGAAAGGTTCCGTCTTCCTCTCCATCTGCGTACACAATTTTGTAGTCTGGATTTATTTTATACAACTCATCCATCACTAGTTGCTTGTCCAAGAAATCCCATTCATGCGTCGAGAATAGCCTAATATCGTCTATTATGATAACATGGTTTTTGCAAGGAGATAGATTAATCGCTTGCAATTCTTGCACTAATGGACATTTGCCATATTTTCCGCCCGGTATATTAGGACCACTAGCATGTGCATCTAGCCAAAATGTTGCAGGTTCTGTTAGGTTCTCTACAATCTTAGGAAGAATGTCAGGAGATTCCCCTAGATGAAAATGTACGTTTGGATTATGCTTTTGTAGTTCTAAGCTAAACTCATACGGTTTCTTCATCAACTCAATACCGTGCATGGTTTTGAAACCGTGTTGTGCAGCAGTACTCATGGTCCAACCCTCCATTGAGCCAGTCTCAATGAAGGTAGATCCTACAGCGTATTCTTTTAATAGTTCAAGTCTAATAGTACCCATTATATTATCCAAAAAAGTGGGGAGGGCTGTCTCAAACCCTCCCCCGGAGCTGCTAGCTTAGTTGCCAGCTTCCACAATGTACTTACCGTACTTCTTGTGGAATTCATCGAAGTTCGGGAGCATCGACGGCTCGATCGGCAGACGGTACGTCTTAAGAGCAATCTTTGCACCCATGACGACCAGTTCCGTTTCAAAGTTCTTCATCATGTATTCGAAGAAGTTAGCAGCCATGTCGTGGAACTTCTTGTTGTCAGAACGCTTGTTGTCAATTGCGTCCTTAAGTTCGTAGCACATAGAAATCGTAAGCGAGTACATCGCAGAGATTTCCTTGACATTGAGGTCCTTGACCTTACCCTCAAGAATGTCCATCGGGTTAGGCATGCGACCAGCAACCTTACGGTGAGCCATAAACTTAGTAGCAAGACCATCACCAACAGCACCCGCAACAAGATTGAACAGGGTGTCGTTGTCAACGTCTTCGTCATTCAGGAGTTCACTTACGAAGACCCACGAACGCGGAGTAGCGAATGCACGGCTCGAACCCTTAGCATCAAAGTCATAACCGTCCTGCTTAGCGAACGAGAGATAACCAACAACGTCCTTGTGAATGCCCTTGTTAACGGCCCACTGCTGCCATGCATTGAAGTCATAACGCATTTCGATATGAACGAAACGATTAGCAAGCGGCATCGGCATACGATAAGTAACACCCTTGTCACTATCGCGGTTACCAGCAGCAACGATAACAACGTTGTCGGGCAGCTTGTACTTACCAACACGACGGTTCAGAATAAGCTGATAACCAGCAGCCTGAACAGCCGGGGGAGCGGAGTTCATTTCATCGAGGAAGAGAACAATGACAGGATACTGTGCAGCAAGTTCTTCGCTCGGAAGATCGACAGGCTCAGCCCAGTCCATCTTACCGATATCCTTATTAAAGTAAGGAATACCGCGAATGTCAGTCGGTTCCATCTGAGCCATACGAAGATCGATCATGTAACCACCGAGTTCGTCAGTGATTTCCTGAACGACTTCTGACTTACCGATGCCCGGAGGGCCCCAGAGGAAGACAGGACGCTTTGCCTTGAAAGCAGTGAGAAGGGCCTTGCGAGCCTGGATCGAAGTGATCGTGAGGGTATCAGAAACATGAGACATAATTTAAGCTCCTAGTTAAAACAAAATAGAGAGATTGCTATGTTTCGCTCTCTATGTTCTCGTTATACGATATTGTGAGGGGTAAGTCAACCAGTTTTTTGCCTGATTGGAGATTTTTATGCCATGAGAGTTGCCATAAGGATAAGATGCTCAAGATGCTTGATAGCCTTGACCATATCTTCCTTATAAGCGTCAAATTTATGAGATTTGCGAGTTTGCCGCATTTCGACTTCAAGCTGACTAAGCTTGTTATTCATCTGACCGATGTTATCGCAAAGTTTGCGTAAATCAGCGTTGTATGGCAAACGGTTCAACTGCTTGCGTAGGTCTATGATGATATCCCTAGCTTCTTCTGCGGTGTTGAAAGTCTTGCTCATATCATCACACTACAGAAGCATTAGGGTAATGTCAACCATTTTTATACTAGATCAATGTTTTCTGGAGGTATAGACTCATATGTAACATATGAACTAAAGTCTCGCATTTCCGGGTGGGTATCCTTTGCTATTTGGTGAGTTTTCGGTAAATCAACTTTCCAAATATCGTATGGTTCATTGTATGTGAGCTTGCCCCAATGTGCCCACTCTTTAGCATCATCTAGTGACTTAAAAAAATATACTCCGGGTTTTCTGTGTATATTCAAATCTTCTTGATTTCTAGGAGTCAATCCCCCCGTCATAATACTGTCACGATTTGAAGCCTTAGATACGTGATACGCGGTATCCACAGTAGATGATTCTTTCATCAATCTAGGATCGTCGGGGCTGAAGGATCCTCGATTAGTGATAGCTTTGACTTGCGAAGGTTCGAATGCTACCCAAACACCATTCCTACCTAAATGTCTAGAATCTTCGTACATGTACGCACTGTCATATCCTAGTTTCTTTAGGTTGCGAACAAATTCTTCACCTTCTGGTCCGTCAAACAATTCCCAACGCTGGTCTTCGTAAATATGGTAATAAATTGATCTAAGATCAATGTCATGCTCTTTGAATTCTTCTACAAGTGCTTCATCGTTCAACATGGGACTCAAGCCACTATCCGTCAAGACGAAAGTATATTGTGCAGACAAGTAGACAGGAATAATTACAGCATTTTCTTTATAGGCGCCATATTCGTCCTCAATATATTCTGCTGCAAACTTTGGATTCTCTGCTAGAAAGATTCCCGATCTATCAACTTCAAATGTCATGCCTAATGCACTAGCAAAGCCCTTGTTCTGTGCGCGGAACTGATCAAAGTGTTTCGTAGTTGCGTGATATAGGACCTTGGGTTTGTAGGTTGCTGTTACTGCCTGTGATTTACCAAGCCAAGCATTCAATCGTTCTTGTCTATGCTTTTCGTCATAGCCGGGGAATAACTCTTGTTGTTCTTGATCTTCTGCCAAGAACGATTTCCATTCTTTCATCAGGTCTTCTGCTATTTTCCCGTCTGGTCTAGCTTGTGGAGGAATACCTGCTCGTGACGTTTTCCAGTTGAACGCTTTGGCATTGTTTTTGATACTATCAGGCTTTACATCTACTGTGAGTGCAGTCTTGAAGCGAGGATCGTTCTTTTCTTTCTCGCTAGGAATATATCCTGATGCTTCGTTTATTTCTTTAGTCTGCTTACCCAGTATCCAAGCCAATGCTCGTTTAGCAATATTTTGGGGAATAGGAGTAGCCTTCTTTGGCGCTTTCATTTCAGCGTCAAAGAACTTATAGGCACGAGTTAATAATCTCTTATACTCTTTTTGATTCTTTTCATAGATTTTATCTAAACGGTTCTTCTCAAAAGCATATCTGATTAGTTCAGGTAAATCAGCTTGAGTAGTTTTACTTCCATCATTCTTTGGCATAGCAATATACTTTGCAATATCCATTGTAGCTTCTTGGAATCTTGCGTTTACTTCATATGGAAGTTTAAGATAACCTTGCATATCCTTAGCTGGACTAATATTAGAACCAGCATACACTTTATTGTCGGATTTATAATCATCTATTGCGTGTTGTATTTCGTGTGCAAGAGTACTAGCAATTTCGGATTTTAATTGTGATTCTCGCTTTCCTGCTACATACTCTATTGCAGGGAAGAATAATTCAACAGTATAGTCACCGTCATAATACCCACCCAATGTTTTGGGTGCTGATGGATCATCGTAAAAATCTACTTGGGAATTTACCTTGATGTATAATATATTGAATAGTTTCTTTAGTAACGGATCGTTAACGTTTGGTACATTTAGATCCTTAACCTTAACACCAAACAATTCAAGCTTTTCTTTTGGACTCAATCCCCCATCCAATAGGGCAAGTAATTTACTTTCCTTAGCTTTCATTACCTTAGCAATTTGAGCCGCTGCTATATTAGAAACCACGTTTACTATTTGATTTTCTTCTACTGTTTCGTCTAATTGTTGTTCTTCCAACTCAACACTAGCCAACTTATCATAATACTTTGGATCTTCGGCAAGGTGATCCAGTGCAATCTCTCGTGCAACTGACTTATCTTTTGTGTGTTCTAATTCAACCTTGACACCTTTGTCAAGCTGCTTAGCAATATCCATACGAGACACACCGTGTTTTTCAGCAAGCTCTGCTACAGTCAACGTGGGCTTATTGAGTAGTTTATGCTCTTCCTCAATGCTAAGTTTTTCACCGTGTAGCTGGGATTTTAGATCATAGAGGTCCTGAACTAAGCCCTGCTTTCTAACTGCTTTGTATGCTAGATTCTCAGGACCAAACTCACCGTGTTTATCTAGCCCACTCTTGCGATAACGCTTGACGAGAGCAATAGTATCTACAACTCTTTTTGGGTCTTTTGACTTAAGTGCTAACTCAATAAGATCGCCTAGCTTCTCATACTTTGCTTTAGTCGCTGCCTGATCAAAGTTTGCCCTACGCTTCTTAGGAATGCGAATCCATTTATCATGTACAATGCTGTACTCACCTAATGATTGTACTGGTTGATTAGTATCCTGTACATATAATTCTACCGGTACTCCATGAACAGTAATGTCATGGGCATCATTATACAATGTTTTCTTAGCAGTGAATAGTTCTTGGTATACTTCGTTGTTTGGTAGTTCATTGAAATCTACTAGAATGTGTAAATCTAAATCGCTATGAGGAGTGTACGAATAAGCCGCATTACTACCACTGACAGTAACATCCTTTACTTTTAGATTACTAATGCCTAGATATTCTACAAAGTCTTCTGCGATTAATAATAACTGATCACGTACCTCCGGGTCAAGCTTTTCATCTTCCCACAGTTGAGGATTAAGTTCCTTATGGAACTTCACAGCATCGCTCATTTTAAAGGATTCTAGTTCGTTAATGTCCATACTGTATTTATGATAGTTAGTATGGTTGGGAGTTTCTGTTGCAAGGTACTCCCGGACCCCGTTAAATCATGCCGCTAGGGCAAGATCCACATTGTTGTCATTAGCTGCGACATTTACAGTTTTGGTCTATATAGCGACCAACCTATTAGTCTACTCTCACCTCTGCTTTGCAGTCGATCCTATGTCATCCCCGTAGATGGTGGAGATGCCGGGTACCGCCCCCGGGTCCTACACAAACATTAGATCGTATCAACGACTAATTCTTGAAACTCTTATTGATACCAGCAGTTGCGACCAGAGACGTATGGATTACCATAATAGTCATACTGAATTACGTCTTGGCAAACATATTGTGTCTGTCGACGCTGATTGGGATATTCATAACGCTCTACACGAGTATTTCTATTGTTACTATTAGCAATAGCTGCACCCAAAATTAATGCACCAATACCAATTGCAACTGCCTCTCCAGTGCTAACACGGTCACGATGATGGCGCTTATAAGTGTCGTGACGCTCATAACCACGGTTATATCCGTTACGATATTGTGCCATTGCAGGTGTAGCAATCATTGACATAGCTGCTAATGCTAGAATAAACTTCTTCATAGTTAGTCTCCTTTAGACTAGTAGATTAAACCGTACGCAATACACCAAACTTCTAATGCAAGCTTGTATCCAGCATATGCTAAAGCAGGTGCTAGAGCAAGTGCGGCATATGCATATTCTTTAGATAACTGTTTCATAAAATTCTTTCTAATATATTTAGTATAACATATTTTTGTTGCAGTAACAGCGTTTTGGTAAACTTAAAGTTCATCAAAACGCTGTCTTAGCCATGCCCATTCATAACTCAGCTTCAATGCGTCAAAGTCGCCATCTACTTCGTCATAATATTCATCGGCATCTACTGCACCCTTGATGCTGTACTGAGCGAAGTCTCCTTCAGCTTTATTCAGCCAAGCATCTAATCTATCCTTAGCAATGTCACTAGGATCAGCTTTCAGCTTCAATACTTCACGGAAGGCTGTGCGCCATGTTGAGAAAGGATCCGTGTTATACATTGCTGTACCTGAAATTAATGGCACTGTTTCGTGTAGATCATCCAACGTAAAGTCGAGTCCGCGACCATTGTTGTCAAGGGTGAGTTTCTTGTTATATGCAATCATTGCCTGGTGACCATATACCAACCCATTTACGGGATTCTTGGCATGGAATATGTAATGCTTAGGCATCTGCATTCTATCTGGTTGCCAGTTGAAGTCAAACTTAGGACTTACCTTCAACTTAGCAAATACGGTGAACATCCAAGGTGTGTTACTAGCTTCTGCTGCTGCATGATATGCTGCAACACGACCGTCAATCCCGTCTACTCTTACCACTCTATTCTTAAGACCTTTCGTAACATTAAGTAGATGTTCGTAGTTCTCATCTGCACATGCTTCGCCGTTGCTTAAAAATACAATATCTAGAGGACTAGACATAGCTAACTTAGGAGCACGTTTAATGTACGGGTAATCGTATAATTCATTAGTGACATGGTCCTTAGCTTCCTTGGGAACAACAATTCTAGTTGCACCAGTACTAGTAACGATAATGTTCTTTGTATCAGGTGCCCACAAGCTCATGGGTTCAAGCTCGCCTGCTTCTACGTTGACATTATCCGAAGTAATTAAAGTAGCATAAGGGAAGCCATCGACTAGTTTTATAGCATCAACGTGAGTGTCATCAGTTGTTATGATAACTGGTTCAGGAAGTCTAGAAGCTCTAATAGTTCCGTTGTAGTTTACCTTATGGTAATCTTCTAGCGTTTCCATTTCATCGATAATTTCTCTAGTCTTGTTAACGTCAATGAAGAACGTGTCACCGAACTTTTGTTTGCCGCTAGGGAAAACATGCAGTTGGTCTTTAGCAAACGGATCTGAAATGTACGAAAAATCGAATTCAGAATAATCGCACACACTTGAGCAAATCCAAATGTAGTGTTCTTTCTTCGCCTGCTGCTTAGCAATAATATCCTTGAGCGTATCAAAATACGAGTTAGTATATTTTACCGTAGTAATATTTTTGTTAGGAGCTTTCTTCTTCAATTGATCTATTACACGATCTAGTTCCTTATTGCCATGATCGACAACGACAATATCGTGTACGCACTGCGTAGCTTTAGCTCTGATATCTTTAACAAAATTCAGATTGCTCAAATGTTCAATAATCTTGATATACTTAGTATCTTCTGGGAAAGTTTCACGATTGACCATGAACGTTGTACCCCAATGACTCCACTGAGTACCAAACACATGAACCATGTTCATTTGCCAAGGGTTAGGATAGTAATCGAAGTTGAAATCAGTGTAATCTAGTTCACTGTTCAATACCCAAATTACTTCGGTAGTTGATCGATTGATGCAGCGGTTGATAGTATCGACCCAGCTATTAAGATAACGAGTCTTTTGGATTGTATTTCCAAGTTTAGCTTTCAACACTTCGAAGCGTTCTGCTGCCTCAGGATTGCCTCTATCAACATAGAACATGTCGGGCTTAATAAAGAATTCTGATAGCTTTGCTTCTTCAAGTTCGAAACTATCAATAAACTTTAGATCAGTGTTTCCTTTGAGGTACTGAACCGCACTGACAAAATATGTTTGTGTTAACTCTGAGTCAGGTGAACCAAATACCTGAACGTAGTTAAAGTCTCCCAATGATTCTGGCATCCAGTCAAAGTCAAAATTAGTATAGTCAATATTCTTACGCAACGCCCAGAATACCTCATTGGGATGTTGGTTAACCAAATCCTCTAGTGTCGTTTCAATATAATATTGACCGATCACAATCTCTTCGGATTCTTCAACCTCATCCGTTTCAATTCTAGGAAGATATACAATTTCACCTTCGTTGTTAGGAGTGACATATCTAGGGCCGTCGCTATTATCTAGCTTTGTACCAAACTGATAGATGTAGGGAGGAGATAGTGGGTGAGGTACCCATGTAAAGTCAAACTTCTTGACATCTATGCCTTCTGGGATTTCCCAATTAGCTTTGTTTACACCCAGCTTCGCAACAACATCAGTTACTAACGAGATTTCAGTAGCACCTTCAACAGCGTATTCAATGGCAGGACATTCATCTACTGGATATAAGTTGTTGCCAAACTGATATATGTACGGAGGTGCGGTTTCATCTGGATGCCAGCTATAATCAAACTCTTTAATTTTATAATTATGCAGTATCTTAAAGTTACTTGGGTCTGGCAATCTAATAGCACGCTGAATTCTGGTGTCCACGTACTTAATTTGTGTTGCACCTGGAACAACATACTTAGGACCACCTGTCTTCTGCCACTGAGNNCTGAGTACCGAACTGATAGATAAACGCAGGGTCGTCAGGATGCGGCACCCAAGAGAAATCAAACTGGTCTACATCAATATTATCAGGGATGTCCCAGTTGTCTTTCTTAGGAGCTAATTTAGCTACTACATCATGTACATATTTTACAGTAGTTGCACCCTGCACTCTATATTCAAGAGTGGGCATTTCTTCTGCTGGGTACTGAGTATTGCCGAAGATATAGATATACGGTTCTTCGGTTTCGTCAGGGTGCCAAGAATAGTCAAAGTCAGCAATATCATGGTCTATTAGAATGTTCCAGTTAGTTCTCACTGGTAACTTAATAGCATGTTGAATTCTAGTATCTACGTACTTAACTTGAGTTGCACCCTCTACTACGTAGCGAGGACCACCTGTCTTCTGCCA